AAAAGAGAAGAAGATCAGGAAGGAGAAATTAAAGACTCAAAGCGACTGGAAACAAGATCTCCAAAAGGTATTCAATGAATTTATCCGGATTTCCCAGAAAGGAAGTAAGTGTATTAGCTGTGAGAACCCAGAACCTACAGATGCGGGCCATTATAGAAGTGTAGGAGCTCACCCAGAGTTACGCTTTGAAGAAAAGAATGTTAACCTACAATGCAGAAAATGCAACGGTTATTGGGGTGGAAATTTAATTGAATACCGGAAGGGACTTGTTAAGAAATACGGAGTTGAAGTGGTGGAGTGGTTAGATGGTCCACATGAGCCGGTTAAGCTGTCAATTCCAGAGATAAAAGAAAAGATTGAGTATTACCGTAAAAGGATTAAAGAACTTAAAAATGAATATTCTAACACCTGAAGATATTAAGTGGGAAAATGTAATCCATATATCAATGGATGACGAACATATTAGTAAGTTCAGAAACGAAGAGTACGGTATTCAATGGGAGCAATACACAAAGGTTAAATGGCCTTGTGATTTTGCGAAGCCTAAAAACTATTATTACATAGATGATCAGGAAAAAGAATATACTGATCTTCAGGCTTTATGTGATGATTGGAATGAGATAAAAAACTTTGATGATCCTAACGCTGAGATAGTTTGGGTTAAGGTTATTAAAAGTAAGATATGATTTAATTGTTGTTGAATTACCAAGCACAGATGATGAGTGCGGTCGGGGTTGTGAGTTGGTTGATGAAGGAGGGTGCTTGGTGTTTTTTTAGAAAGGTAATTTATGTTAACAGGAATAGCTAAAATACATTTTGAAGAATGGTACACTAAAGGATTAGATAAATTTGGAAAAGAATTAAATCTTGACTTATTTTATCAAAAGGCATATGTGGAGAGGAATGCCTATATGGTTGAATTTTTTGAAAGTGTTGGAATTTATATTCATGCAACAACAGTGCATCCAATTAATGTTTATGGGTGGGCGTATAATCTTTGTGATAAGGATGACATAAAGAAAGATTACACAATCTTTAAGACAAAGCAAGAAGCTGTAAAAGTTATGTTTGATAAAGCGAACGAAATTTATAACAAACGCATTGCTAGCATTTAAGTAATGCGCTGGGCTATGATTAGGTGTCTGAATAAGTATAAAGCCTATCCCGCAGAGAATCCGGTTCGAGTCCGGAGCATCAGCAAACATTTAAAGACGATAGAAGTAAGAGCGACCTTACGACTTTACAATGAAAACAGACTGATCATCTGGATTGTGCACGATTAGAATTGTAAAGGTGGAAAAAGCAAAGCCACGGGGTAAAAGCCGTGGAAATGGGAAAGTAGCTCAGTGGCTAGAGCGTGACGGTGCAGACGGCAAGGTCGGTGGTTCGAATCCATCCTTTTCCACGCGAAGACAAATATTTTATTTTGATTAAGTATTTACTTTTCAATAGAATATTTACAACGGGCTTGTGCCCAACAAAGAACGATTGTGACATTGTAATCCAGGAGGCGATAATCTCTGTTAAAGTTGCAAGTAAAATCAAAATCGTTCTTTTTAAAATGACTCGAATTCGAGGGAGATTGATTTAATGCAGTAGGAACTATTTTTTTCATATTAATATTTTGTGATTTGGTGTCCCGCTGCTGTAATAGGTAGCGGGGTTTTTAATTTAGGGAGTATGGAGAATACAATATTTAGGAAGAGGGGAAGTGATGATTCTGAAATTGAATTTTACACTGTTTCAACAAATGAACTTAATCCATATAGGGAAGTGAAAGAATTGGGCATTGTCATACTGCATGGTAAGACGCAACTCGATTTTGACTTTAACGAAATGGAAATTGAAGAATTAATTGAATACTTGCAAGGAGTTAAGAAATATGTTTCACAATTTAATTTGAATTCAAAGCCTGTAATAAACTAAACTAATTTTCTATGGCAGAGGGAGTGACAGGGAGTGCGGTGAATGAATTAGAGGTTTCGGAAAGAGAGTACGAAAGCAGAATTCGAGCAATTAAGAACCTGGAAAAAATGAAGAAGATAGAAAGCACGTGGTGTCGTGTTGGAGTGTGTATGTTGAGAGGGGGAATATTAACGACTTTTAAACCTAATGATGGAAGGAAGAGACGATAAGGGAAAGTTTGTTGAAGGCAATCAAATTTCAGTAGGCAATGAGGGGGGAAGGCCTGCTTTATTTACTGATCCTGCTTTGCTTGAAGAAAAGACTATTGAATACTTTGAATGGTGTAAAGGTGAATTTATTATTGAAAATAAGGTGACCTCAAAAACAACAGGTAAAGGAAAGGCTCAGGTAACAATAACCGAAAGCGAACCTGTTAAAATATGGGTACGTTATCCTGAAAAACCGAGTATTACCGGATTAGCTTTGTACCTTGGATTTGAAAGCCGTCAATCGTTATATGACTATTTAGAAAAGCCGGAGTTTTCTTACTACATAAAAAAAGCTTTACTGCATGTGGAAAATACATATGAGAAGGGGTTATGGGATGGTAAAGTTGTAGGGCCTGTTTTCGCATTGAAAAATATGGGTTGGACTGATAAGCAAGAGGTTGATCAGAAAACAGATTTATCCATTCACTGGAACGAGGAAAAGACGTATGAGTAATGAGGCTGTCGAAAAAGCAAACGATTGCTCTTGACTATCTAGAAGATGGAGTAACGAATGAAATAGGATATGGAGGTGGTGCCGGAGGTGGTAAATCAATTCTTGGGTGTTACTGGCAGTTAAAGAACCGTTTGAAATATCCTGATACCCGAGGGCTTATTGGTAGGGCTTCGTTGAAAACTTTAAAGGAAACTACATTGCAGTCTTTCTTTTATGTGGCTAACCAACAAGGATTAAAAGCTAATATTCATTACAAATTCAACGCTCAGTCAAATCAGATACTTTTCCCGAATAAGTCAATCATTTTTTTAAAGGACCTTTTCCTTTATCCTTCAGATCCAAACTTTGATGAACTTGGATCGCTAGAAATAACAGACCTGTTTATTGACGAAACGGCTCAAATAACTAAAAAAGCCTGGGATATTGCTCAGTCAAGAATAAGATATAACTTGGATATGTATGGCTTAGTTCCAAAAGCCCTATGGACCAGTAACCCATCAAAGAACTGGAATTACCAAGATTACTATCTACCTGATGAAAAAGGAGAAATGCCGGATAACCGGAAATTTGTTCAGTCGCTGGTAACTGATAATCCTTATATCTCTAAACATTATATTGATAATTTGCATAAGCTTCCTGAAGTAGATAAACAAAGGCTACTTTATGGTAACTGGCGATATGATGATGATCCGGCGAGGCTTATAGAATACGATAAGATTATTAATGCATTTAGTAATTCATTTGTTACGGAGGGACAAAGATATATAACGGCTGATATAGCCCGTTTTGGTAGTGATAAAGCGGTTATTATTGTTTGGTCTGGCTATCGAGTATTAAAAATTGTTTCAATCGACAAATGCTCAATTACAGAGCTTGCCGAAAGAATAAAGCAGTTAGCAAGAGAATTTAGCGTCCCGGTAAATAATATCGTTTGTGATGAAGATGGTGTCGGCGGTGGAGTAGTTGATATTTTAGGCTGCAAAGGATTTGTTAACAATGCAAAACCGTTTGAAGAAAACGACACAATTGTTCAGTATCAAAACCTTAAATCTCAATGTTATTTCCACTTATCATTCAAATTCAATAATGACACTATTTACTTAGGTGAAACGGAATATAAAGAGGTAATTATCCAGGAACTTGAACAAGTCAAACGACATAACATTGACAAAGATGGCAAACTCGCTGTCATTCCAAAGGAAAAGGTAAAAGAGTTGTTAGGCAGATCGCCTGACTTTTCAGATGCATTAATGATGCGTATGTTCTTTGAACTAGAACCAAAACAAGAAGTGTTTGTTTTTTAAGAATTGTAATATGAAGCTAAGACATATTTTAAGTGGAATACTGGAGTATTTATCGAAAGACGAATGGGATATTTTAGAGAGGTAACGGTAATTAGAGTTCCAGATGGACGACAATATGCTGCACCTTCATCTGAATTTGAAAACGTTAAATAACAAATTTTCACTATATTAGAGATAAATGAAGTTAGGAAATGGCGAAGGATAATTTTTGGGGTAGACTGTTTGGAGGCGCTTTTGGAAGCCAAAAAACATGGGATAACGCATTTAACAAAGCTTGGTATCAGTTCTTAGGCGGACAGGCTGCACAATATGACTATAAAGACTCCACATACTTAGAAAAAGGATATGGGATTAATCCTGATGTCTTTTCTGTAGTTACTCAAATGTGTGACAAAACAAAAGCAGTTCCTTATGCTGTTAAGAAGGTAAAGGACAAACAGGCTCTTTCAAAGTTATCATCTTTACGTGATGCTACCAACGGCAATTATTCAACCAAACAATTAGCTGATAAATTTATTCTTGAATCAAAGGCGTACGAAGACAAAGAAATGCCTTTTCCGCTTGAAAAACCGAATCCAAATCAAACTTGGGGAGATATTCACGCTTTATATAAGCTATTCCTAAAAATGACAGGTAATTTCTATCTGTATATGGCATGGCCGGAAGGAGGAGAAAATAAAGGAGTGCCAAAATTGGTTTATGTGTTGCCTTCTCATAAAATGAAGATTGTTCTGAAAGAAAATGCGGACGTAATGTATGATGAGGATCCTATTGACTACTACATGCTGCGTGATGGTGAGCAAAACCTAGTATTCCCTGCTGAGCAGGTAATTCATATCAAGACTCCCAATCCATTTTTCGATTTACAAGGCAGTCATCTTTATGGACTATCGCCAATCAGAGCTTTATTAAGAAATATAGAGTCTTCAAACGAGGCCCTTAACAATAACGTAAAGACACTTAAGAATAGCGGTGTATTTGGATTTGTCTCCAGTAAAAATAGTGGCAAAGATGGTGCAATGACGCCTGATCAAGCTATGCAGCTTAAGCAAAAGCTTGTTGATATGGATAAGGATGCAGGAAGGCTTTCTAAAATTGGCGGTCTTTCGGTTCCTATTGAATTCACGAAGTTATCCGTAGATACAAAGGACATGCTGCCTTTCGATTATTTGAAATTTGATCAAAAGCAAATCTGCAATGTACTTGGGTGGTCAGACTCATTATTGAATAATGACAACGGAGGAAAATATGACAAACAAAAAGAAGAGCGCAAACGTGTTATAACGGATAATATACAGCCTGACCTTATTCTTTTTGATCAAGCTTTAACTGAAAAGTTTATCCGAAAGTTTAAAGGATATGAAAATGCTGTTCTGGAACATGACATCACAGAACTTCCAGAAATGCAGGAAGATTATAAAGCTATGGTAGAGTGGATGGACAAGGCTCCATTAACTCCAAATGAAAAACGTACAGCGCTGAAGTATGAAACGCTTTCGGATGATGGAATGGATACCGTTTGGATTAACGCTGGACTAAAACGCATTGATGATGTTGGAATAACTGCTTCAGACGTGCAAAAATCTTATGAATATTTTAAAAATGATATAGTATGATAACAAAGAAAATGGTAATTGAATTTCATGAGCAGAGATTGAAATCAACATTAAACATAATCGAAACTTTACGTGAGTTAAAGAAAACTAATCTAATGACTCACTTAATCGATAATGAGATTGAAATGCAGGAAGGCGAACGTGATTTTACAAATGAAACGTTGATATTGCTTAAGCAAGAAGATACAGTTGACGAAAGAGTTTATTTCACATCCAACTAAATGTGGACTCAAAAGATCATCAAATATAAATTTGCTTGACACGCATAATTCACAGGACTAAATAATGTCTGATCGGGTTTACAATTCATACATTCAACATTTCAACGCTTACGAATCTAAGGCGTTGAAACTTTTGCTTACTGAATTTGCTAAGCAATTAAAGTCTATAAAATTTGACAACCTAACTTTTGATCATGCAAAGCACGTGATCATATTTAACTTTGATGAAGAAAGCCTTAAGAATACTCTTTACAAAGTTCATTACACCATTGGAAAGGCTTACGGAACATTTATAGCTAAACAGCTTAGAAAAGACAATCCAGTTCAGCTAAAAAAGTGGAAACCACTGCCGTTTTTCAATGAAGCCTTTCAACAGTTCCTGATTCAGTATTACAGTAAATATGGTGGTACTTTGATAAGGACTTTATCCGAAACGATGACGGCTTCAGTAGTTTCCGAAATAACCAAAGGAACATATGAAAACGAAACGGTAGAAGAAATGCGAGATCGTATCTATAAAACCGTAAATAAGCGTGATTTCTATCTTTGGCAGGCTATGCGAATTGCCAGAACTGAGACCGGATTTGCTATGAATTCAGCGAAAGAAATAGCCGGGCAAACTTCAGGAGTATTAATGCAAAAAGTTTGGATAGGACGAAATGATGGAAGAGAAAGGCCTTCGCATGTTCATGCCAACGGCCAGAAAGTAGATCAAAACGAAATGTTTTCTGTGGGTGGAATTAAAATGAAACATCCTGGTGATAGAGAAAACGGCACAGCTGAAGAAACAGTTAACTGTAGATGCACCTTTGGGTACGAAGCCAAAAGAGACGAAAACGGGCGATTAATTTTCACAGATTGATACATAATCAAAATAAAATCACTATATTAGAGATAATGACGAGGAAAAATGAAGGGGATTTTAGAATTAAAAAATACAGGTAGCGTTTATGATGTGGATGTAAAAAGCCGTATCGTTTCAGGCTACCTTTCTTCTTTTGATAATATTGACAGTGATAATGACATCATTGTCAAAGGGGCTTTTCAAAAGTCAATCAACGAACGCTTCAGTAGTATATTCTTTTTGTATCAACATGACTGGTCTAAACCATTAGGTAAATTCAAGATTTTACAAGAAGATCAAAAAGGGCTTTATTTTGAAGCTGAAATCGTTGAAACTTCTTATGGAGTTGACCAACTTAAGCTATACGAAAGCGGTTTGGTGAATGAACACTCTATAGGTTTCCAGACTATTAAAT